GCCTTGGGGTCAGAGAAGTTGAAGGGCGTGGCGCCTTCCTTAGGCAGGTAGCACTGCTGGCCGGCCTGCCAGTCGTACTCATCGCTGGGGTAGACGTTGGGCTCCGGGCCGTTGCTGCCGTCTTCTTCCGGCTGCTCCTCTTCGGCTTTCTTGCCCTTGAGGTTGGCGAGGTACACCAGCTTGTCGCCCAGCTGCACCGTGGTCTGGCGCGTGAACGGGTTGGCAAAGCTGCTCAGCACTCGCAGCGTGCGCGGTAGCCGGGCGATGGTGCTGCCGCGCTGCCAGCCGATGTTGACGACGCTGCCCACAGCGGGTGTGCTCAGCCCCGCCAGCACGAGCTGACCACGGCAGCTGATCAACCCTTGGCCAACGCTCAGTGCTTCATCCGCGATGTTGCCGCTGATGATCGTGCCGAGGTTGCAGAAGACGTGAGCGCGAACGTCAACGGTCATTGAGCCACTCCAACGCTCAGGGTCACGGTGTAGGTGATGACCTTCAGGCCGTTCACCACGTCATTGGCCGCTGTGGCCGTAGGGGCGCCGAGGGGGAAGTAGGCACCGGCTGCTGGGGTGGTGCCGATGGTGCTTTCAAACCAGCCCTGCAAGGCACTCCATCCCGAAGCGTTGGTTTCGCCTTCCAGCGCATACACCTTGGTTGCCGTGAGCGGTCCGGTCAGGTAGCTGGTGCCAGCAGCGGTGAGCTGCATCTGCGGCACGTCCTGATAGGTGACAGGCGGGCGCAGCAGCGTCAGAGTGCAGCTGCCAAGGGTGAAGGTGCCAAGAGCGGGGCGATCTTCCGCGCTCTTGGCTTTTTCACGCTGGCGGAGTGCCACCTGCAGCGCTTGGGCTGCATCCACCAGATCCACGCTGGCGGAGATGTAGGGGCCAGCTTGGTCGCCAACGGGGGCGCTGGTGAACCAGCAGCCGACGCCGCTCCAACTGATGCCGTTGGCGCTGGCGGTCAGGCTGACGGTGGTGCCGACGCTGTTGGCCGCCACGCTGTCAGGGTCTTGGATGCGAGCGTCGCGCCAGGTGTTGTAGACGTTGAGCAGCGATTGCCATTCGCTGGTGGTGAGCAGGCCGCTGACGGTCCAGCGGCGAGCAGTCAGGCCGTCGCGGGTGGTGGCTTCTTCGTAGCCGAAGGGCTGGGCGAGGAGCTTGCTGGTGGTGAAGGCGCCGATGGAAACGGTCATGGCTTAACCCAGTTGAACGGCGTATTCGCCGGTGTTGGCATTTACCGCGACGTTGACTGTCCAGTCTTTTTGCGCCAAGTTGCTTGTGGCTTCTGCTAACGAGGAGTTAACTTTCAGCATTGCGTCGTTAATCACAGCCAAGTCATTGGTCGCCCTGTAAAGCTCGGCCTGTGAGTTTCCAATATCTTCGCCGAGCCTTAGCTCTTGGCGCGCGGATTTGATGAAATCAAGAACTGCCGCATTTCGCTGCTCAAGTGTTCCAGATACCTGAAACTGTATGCCTAGTTGTCTGGCTAGCTGCTCAGCAATCGGCGCATTTTGATCGCGTATTGCTTCCTGCCGAAACTGGACTTGCTGAGGAGAAAGAAAGCGATTTAATCCTTGACCACTGGTGTTGCGTAGCTCGCTGAGCGAAGTGACGCCGTCTTCGATACTGCGGCTGATGCTCTTAACTGCATCCTGTGCGGACTTAAAGGCGTCTACAAGGTCAGCTTTGGTTTTGGCTGCTGCTAGTCGGACGTTCTCGGCCGCAAGTCGAGAGGCGTTGAGCAGGCTGTTATTGCCGGGCTCGGCGCGCAGGGCGGCTTGCGCTTCTTGCTCCGCACCCTTTGCGTCCTCAAAAGATCTGACCGACCCCAGTGCCCCGATCCCCAGGCTGGTGAGGCCGCCTCGGCGCTGTTGGATCGCAATTTCGTCTTGGATGCTCCTTAACTGGTTTGCTGCTGCAACGTTCTCAGCAAAGCGCTTCTGATCTAGTTGGGTGATCTGCTGGTTGATCTTGTAAAGGCGCTCTGCTGCTTCCTGTTCGGTCTTAAGTGAGTTGTTGGGGTCGGCGCGTAATGCTGCCTTCTTTTCCTCAAGTACCAACTCCTTCTCACGTTCAAGCGTCAAGCGCCCGTAGCCCTGGGTGCTGGCGTCGATGAGACGGTATTTGGCCGATAGCAGGGCGTTGTCTTCGCGCTGCGCCTCGGTGAGCTTCTTTTGTGCGTTAAGGGCTTCTTGGGTGCGGGGGCCGAACTCGCTGTTGACCTGGCGGTTGATGTCCAGAATGTTCTGCCCACCCTGTGCGATTAGCTCACGACGACGGGATAGATACGCTTGGCGGTCTTCTGAGGTAAGCCCGTCTTGGATGGCACGGGACTGAGCAGCGACGCGGCCAGGTGCTAGTAGGTCGTTGAAAGAGTTGAGAAGGTCAGCAATAGGGCCTTGCACAACAAGACCGATGCTCACACCTAAGTCCGCTAAAGAGCGGTTTAATTTGTCGCTTTCTTGGGCAAGTCGAGTTGTGGTGGCTGCGTCAAGACCGCGTTTCGCTAGGTCTTCGCGGATCCTGGCCTCCGCCTCCGCGTAGCGTCCAGCGTTGATCAGCGCCTCGACGTTCTTTTCTAAGGCGCGGCTGGAGAGGATGCCGGCTTGCTGGAGCTCGCTGAAGCGAGCGATGGGGGCGTCCAAGGCGCCCGCAAGGGCGCTCAGATTGTCGGCTTGTTGGCCGATCGCCGTGCCGATTAGAGCTCCGGCAAAACCAAACCCGCCGCCGAAGACTCCGAGTGCGCCGCCGAGCGCGCCGCCCACGCTGGCGCCAGCGCCCTGCCCGAATAACGCGGGAAATGCGCCGCCGATCAGGGCGGAACTTAGTCCCTCGCCGGCGTCAAGCCCTTGCAAAGGGCGGCCAAGACGCTGCAGGGCACTTGGGCCTCTTCCTGAGCTGCGCTCAGCCGCAAGCAACTTGTCCGCTAGCTCGGCACGCGCGGTTTCGGTCTTTAGTCGGCGTTCTGCAACGCGGGACAAGTCAGCCTCAAGTACGTCACGTTGACGCTGTTGCGCTTCCTCAGCGCGGGACCGCTTTTCTGCGTTGCGGCGGATCGACTTCTGTACGGGATCGGCGGTGCTGAAGTTGCTGGCGCTGGCGGCACCAAAGCCACCCTTGAGCGCATCTGCGCTTTGGAGGATGCGTTGAGAGATTTCGCGGAGGGCTTGGGCGCGCTTGAGATCGGTCTCGAGCAGCTCTCGTGCAGGCCGTAGAGCTGCTTGGTAGGCGCGTTCGTCAGCGACGCTGCCGGCGCCGCGGGCCAACATGGCGCCGCTGGCGTCGCGCACGCCGCCCGCACGCGGGTTTCTGTCTGCGTAGTACGACTGGATCGCTGCCAGCTTCTCGGCGCGGCGGATCGCGGCCTCTTCTTGCTGCGCCAGTTGCCTGTACTCGGAACTGGTGCCGTTGAGGATGTCGTTGTAGCGCTGTTGCGCGCGCTCTAGGACACGCAGGGTCTCGGCATAGGCCGAAGACTCGTAATCAAGGTTGGATAGACGTTGCTGAAGCTCCCGGATGTTTTGGCGCTCGCCCTCAAGAGTCAGGGGAATTTGTGGGAGGTTGGCGTTGCTTCCGTAACCGGTGGTCAGCGTTGAGTCGCTAAATGCGGCGGCGCCGGCGTTGGCCGCCTGACGGCCAGTGCGCGCAGAGCGCAGAAACTCCAGCTCTTTGATGCGTTGCAAAACAGTTAGGTACTGCTCGCTGCTGGTGGTCAGATTGCGTGATTCACTGGTGAGGCGTGCAATCTGGGCGCTGATCTTGCTGTAGGCTCCGCCTGGAATGTCGCCAATGACTTGATTTAGTGTGCGGAGCTTGACTTCCGCTTTGTCTGCTGCGGTGGTGAGGTTTTTGAGTTCCTTTGTGGCAACCTGTACGCCTGTTGCGACCGCCTTAAGCTCTGGGGCTTGAAGGTTCTTGAGGGCTCTTTGTGCTCTGTCGAGCCCCTGCTCAAATGCTTTGAGGTCAACCGTTAGCTGAAGTTCGGCTTGGCCTAGCGACTCCGCCACGGATTGCTCTGGATCCTTCTTCCGAGGTTGCCGGGGAAAGCTCGGTTATGACTTCTGCTCTGAGCGCGCTCGCTAACGCAACCGCGACGTTCACCGTCGCGGGGGCTGGTGTGGTGACGGACCCGACGACCGGCAACGTCACACCAGCCACTGCCACTGTGTCGGTCCCGCTGTTTCTGAAGGCGGAGCGGGTGCGGGGTACGGCGTTTCCGGGCGTGGAGATGACGGAGACGACGTTTGATGGCTACGCCCTGGAGGCGCTGGACGAGCGAGTTGTCGTGGGGACGGAGGGTGTTGTGGCGTTTGGGGGTGCGGGTGCGGTGGAGTGTGAGGTGACGGCGCTGCGGCTGCCGTATGGCAAGACGGGGTTGCTTGGCGAGACGCTGGGCGCGGCGCTTGGGGAGAGGGTGCAGCTGGTGTCCCGTGAGCAGGTGGGGTGATGGCGCGGGTTACGCAGTGGAATGCGGACCGGCTGCTGCAGCGGGTGCCGCGGGTGCTCGCCAGCTATGGCGTGAAGATTACGCCGCTGTTGCAGGATTCGATTAAGGCGAAGGTGTATCAGTGGGGGGTGCCGACGCGGCGCGTGGTCGGCCTGTACTCGGGAAAGTTTGTTCCTAGGGGGCGGCGGGACATCGTGGATACAGGCGATCTGCTGCAGTCGCAATCTGCGCCGCAGATCACCTCAAACAGCCTGACGATTACGTGGAGGGTGCCGTACTCCGGGGATGTGCTTGAGGGTGGTTTTATAGTCGGGACGATGATGGATGCTTACATCGCGCCGGGGCGGGATTGGATTACGCCGGTGCTGAGAGCGCAGGATCCGACGGAGTTCTTTGTGAGGGAGTGGCGCAAGATTGGGGGCGCGTAAAAGCCCGCCACCCTGTGGGGCAGCGGGCGCTTAGCTCCCTACTGCTGATCAGGCGTTGGTTTCGGCGCTCCAGGTGTAGGCGCCGTAGCCGGTGAGGGTGAAGGTGACCTGGGCCACGTTGCCGGCGGCGATGGACTCAGAGAAGTCGGTCACCCATGCAACGCCGGAGTGGTACTCAGGGTTGCCGGTGGTGCTCATCTCGGGGGACTCGCGGAACCACTGAACAGTGGTGCCGTCGGCGGCGTTGAGCGAGGCGTTTTTAAGAACGATGTAGCCGGCGTCGTTGAGGTTGAGGTTCATCGACATCGGAATCGTGTAGCTCTGCTGCTGCACGATGGATGCGGTGAAGCCAAGAGTGCTGCCGTAGTCGAGTACGTCTTGGGTTTGGGTTGAGCCTTGGAGGGAGGCGTCGGTCAGCGACAGCACTTCGGTCATGCCGGTGCTGGTGGTGGGGTTGGTGGAAGCGGTGGTGCCCGCTTTCACGTAAAACTTGTAGCCGAGGCTGTTGAAAAAGGCGCCGGTTGCCATGGGAGCAGGGGAGCTTATGGCCCTAAGTTGCCGCCTCGCCTTGCTCTAACAGCTCCCAGGGTGTAGCGCGGGGGCAGATGTGGAGGTCGAAGCCGCGGATGTCGTGGTCTGTGGGGCTGGTGGCAACGAGGGCGAGTTTCAGTTGCTCTTCGGTGATTTCGAGTGCGATCAATACTTCTTCGCGGCTGCTGCCACGGTCCAACATCTTGCGGGCGAGTTGGCCGTTGCGGCGGACGGCGCCTGGGGCCTTCACCAACCAGTTGTGGTCGCGGATGAAGTGCAACACGTCGCCTTCAGCGAAGACGGTGAGCAAGGTGCTGAACGTGCCCTTGGCGGGTTGCCAGGCGCGGCAGGTTTTGATGAACGCTTGGTCGATGCACGAAAACACGTCCTCCGGTGAGACAAACGGGTACTTCCTGCATAACTTCCGTCCCATTAGGCGCAGGAGCCCTCGATGCTCGCGGTACATCGAGGCGATGCGGCGCTGCTCGTCGCGGGTGAGGGGGGTCGCCAGGTAGCCGGTGCGGGGCCGGTGGCGCGGACCCGTTGCGGTAGGGGTGGGGGCGGCAACCTGGGCCATCCCCTAGTCTATTGCGGACCTACCTAGGTACGTCAGCTGCGGGTGAGGGCGACGGCGCCGCCGATGCCACCGCCGGTGGTGCTAGTGGTCAGGCAGCCGAGGATCGTGGCCAGGTGGGGGAGGACTGTGAGGGGGGTGGCGGCTTTCGTGGTGCTGTTGCCCGCGTTGGTGTTCCACTCGAGCTCCATGACGTCGAGCTTCAGGCGCTTGAGGTCGCGGTTGGGGATGCCGGTGACGAGGGCGGCGGTGGTGGGGGAGTTGCGCAACAAAGTGGGGTCGCCGAGTAGCGCGTTGGCTAGATCAAACGTGGCTAGTTCAAGTTCGCGGGGGATTTCGGTGGCGGTGATGGTTTTGTCGCCGCAGCTGGCGTCGGAGCGGGGCCAGGCCAGGGCCTGCGTGGTGCTGGCGCGGGTGCCGATCCAGCCCAGGGTCTCCATGCCGTTGGTGGCGGTGATGAGGGCGCGGGCTTTGTTGTCGCTGGTGGCGGTGCTCCAGGTGAGCGTGCCGACCATGCCGTCCGCGATGCTGTCAGCGCCGGCAATGCTGAGGTAGCTGTTGGCGTTGGTGGCGCCGGCGGTCGCAACAATCGTGGGCGCAGGCATCGCTTGGGCGCTTTATCCGAGCTTTCCGGGGCAACTTCGGTTGTAATCGCACCCGCAACATGAGCGATCAAGACACCGCAGCCTGCGCTAAGGCGCCCAAGAAGAAAG